TGGCGTTCCCTTTACGCGCTGCAAGGCAATGGCCGAGGCGACCGCGTCGCGCTTCTGCTGGATGGACCAATCCGGGCTCCAGCGGTCAACCGAAAGGCCCCAGCCGAGGAAGGGCAAAGCATCCTCGGAAATCGTCTGCGGATCGATCAGCGTGTCGATCGGCGCTTCGATCGACAGCGCGCCGGCCATCACCTGCTCGAGCACGCGCTCGAGAGGCGAAGCGTTCGGCGGCAGCAGGACAGGGGCGTCAGCTGGCATAGCCGCCATGGGCGATCTGGATGTCGGTGCAGTGCGCCGCCTGCGTCAGGTCGCAGGTAACATGAGCAAGGGGCCCATCCAGCTCCACCCGCTGGACACCCTCGACGGTAAGCGCGGCCTCGAGGCCCGAAAGCGTAATCGAACGGCCGAGCTGGCGGGAGGATGCGAGGTAGGCGTCGAGCTTGGTCCGCCCGGCAGCGAGGACGATAGCGTAATCCGGCCCCGCATAGGTGTAGACACGGGCGGCGATGGAAAAGGCGATGATCTCGGCCGACCGCACGATAACCTCGTCCGTCTGCGGCCGGATGCCATCGGAGCCGACAACGGCGCGCACCGCATCGAGCAGATCGTCCGGCGCCGCGCCGTCGCCGTCGATCGAAAGTACGCTGATGACAGCTTGCCCCGGATCGGGGCTCGTGAAGCTGGCATCGGCGACGCTCGCAGAAGCCGTCTTGGCCCAATAAACATAGGCCAGCTCCGGGCCGGCAACGGAAAAGCTTTCGGGGGCAAGGACGATTCGCTTGCGGAAATCGTCATCCTCCTCGAGGACAGCCGCCGCGCCCGTGTCCGGATCGGCTGGCGTTACCGTCAGGCGCGAAACGCCGACGAGGGCACCAAGATGATCGAGGATCGGGCCTCTCGCGAACGCGACGAGCAGCTGGGCGCAGCCATCCTGGAATGCCTGGCGCAGCAACAGCTCGCGATAGGCAGCGTCCTCGATCAGCTTGATCGCCGGATCGCTCTTGATGGTGGCGTCGAATGCTACGCCGGCGGCCTGGCATCTCGCCACGTGATCCGCGAGCCGCTCAGCGTAGATCTGATCATAGGTCTTCTGCTCGACGAACGTCGGCGCGGGAAGACGCGACAGATCGATCGGCGTGGAGCTGGAGAAGAGGGTGGCGGCCATGGCGCGGGCATGTCGCGCGCGCAATGCGCGGCGCGCCATGTGTTGGCGTTGTGATATCGGCGCTTACAACGACCCTCTGGCGCAACCTTTGAAGGCTGGTACGGGCTCTCCAGATGATACGGCGCATATTTCAGGGGGACACGATGAAGTGGCAGGAGCGGGCAGGATGGGTGTGCATCGGAGCAATGGCAGCTTCAGGTCTGTTTTGGGGGTTAGGTCGGGTCAGTGTTTCATTGAAGTTGGCCGGCGACTTTGAAGCCAATGTCGCCGGAGCAATGATTGGGGGGATGATCTCCGTCAGCTTGGCTATCTTGATGTTTCGACATGAGCGTCAGGCGGCGAAGCGTGATGCCGCCGAACTTGCACGTACACAACGCAGTCAGGCGATCCGGGAGGCTCTACGCCATGTCCGCGCAATCAGAGAATGCGTAGCGGCGTCGCAAGGGCTGACAATAAACAATTCCAGTCGATTGATAGGAAGTTTACGTAAATCGTGTGAGTTGACAAGCAAAGCGCTGGAAAACTCCAATCTCACCGATTTTCCATTGCGTTTGGCCATGAGTGATGCTGTGGCAATTGGGGCCGATACCGCTGGCCGCCTCGAATATGATATTCGTAACACCAGCTTATCGGACGCGAACACGATATCGTTGGGCGCGGCCTCTTTCTGTGGTCCAGCTCTCACCAGTATCGACGAGCTAATAGACGACTACACGCGCATCAGGACATTGCCGACGCTCGGCTAAGAGGCGAGCATCGCCATCAGCCGCTCGCAAATCATGTCTCGATCGTCGCCTGCGATGCCAAGGAGTCTACGCACCGGATAAGTGGTCTCGACGCCGCTGTGCTTCGGATCGACCTTGTCGCGCAGCCCTTCCTGATGGACGCGAGCGATCTGGGCGGCCCGTCCCGTGAAGCCCACTTCGACGGTGTCGGCGTCTGTCTTGGCGCGAAGGAAGCGGTTGGTCCGGAGCTTGGCGAACATCGCCTTGCGCGCAACGCTGGTGCGCCGGGCCTTTGCCCGATCGGCGACCTTGTGGTGGCTGCGCAGGCGAGGCTTGCGAGGCTCGAAAGGCGTCCCGTCCGGATTGACCTGCGCCGCGATGCGAGCGGCCTGTGAGCGCCGCAGCTCGGCGCCGATCGCGCGGGTGGCGCGCCGGCGCTGCTCGGCCGACATGCCCGCGATCATCGCCTCGGCGAGCTTGGTCAGCTGGTCGAGATCGTCGCTCATCCGCCGAGGATCGTGTCGCCGCCTACAATGATCGAGCCGAGCGTGCGTCCGGCGGGCACGCCATCGATCGGCTCGAGCAGGCTCTCGAGCGTGGGTTCGTCGATATGGGTGAGAACGGTGCTGCCATTCTCTCCCGCCGCAACGATCACCGACTCGGTCAGCTGCAGCTGGATCTCGATGTTCGACCGATTGCCGTCGAGGATATCGACGTCGAAGACGATCGCCTGCTCGCGGAGATCGGGCGTCAGGAACTGCTCCGGCTGATTGACCTGCATCCAGCCGAGCAAGGGCCAGAAGATCGCGTCGGTCGGGCCGGCATAATCCAGCAGGAAGAGGGTGAGCTGATATCGATACTCGAAGCCGCTGCCGAGCGTCGCGGTCGCTATCAGCCGCCCGCGCTCGACGTGGCACTGGAAGCGCGCCGGGTCTGTCGACAGATCGGGCACCGCGTTGGCGAGGGCGGCGGCAAGAGATTGCGGCTTGAGCATCAGCGACAGGAGCCGGGGCTATTCCAGTTGATGAGGCGGACGAGCTGCAGGCTAACGCCTGCATAGGCCAGCGCGAGCGCCATGGCGGCCGAGCGATCAACGGGCGGGATGGTCGCCGCCGCGTCCTCGGAAAATCCGGCCGGCGGGACCGGGCAAGCGAGCAGCTCGGCCGGCGGCACGTCTTTCACCGCGATAGCGATCGGCGGCGGGGGCAGCGGCTCAGCGGGCCGGTGCGCGCAGCCCGCCAGCGCGATTGAGAGCAGCGAACCAAGCGCCATCGACGCGATCGTCCTGACCGACCTGTGCATTGACCTTCTCCATGTTGGTGGCGGCGCCCGCGATCGCGGCGATGCCGGTGCTGCGCTGAGCGGAATCCGCCGTCTCGCGCGCGTTGTGATCGGTCTGCGCCTGGGCGAGAACCTGCGCGCTCTGCTGTGCCGTCGCGAGCCTGTCGCGGGCGAGCTGGGCGACGCTCGTCGCGCAGGCCTCACCGCGCTTGCCCTTGGTGGGTGCGAGCTCGGAGCCGGCCGAGGCGCAAACCTGATTACCCCACGCGATCAGTGCGTCCCGATCGTGCCGGGCGATCGCGCCCCATGCGTAGATGCCGGCCGCAATGGCGGCGAGGAGCAGCATGACGGCGTCCTGCCGATGGATCGAAAGCCAGCTGATCGCGTCTGCGCCGTAGCGGAAGGCGAGCAGGCCAATGCCTGCGCCGGGAACGGCGCCGGCCAACACCACGGTGAGGGTGTGGGCGAGCACCCACGCGATGATCGCACTCATGCCGAAGGGCTCCTGTCCATGACGCGGTTGCGGACCTGGCCGAAAACGAATGCGCGCTGGGCGGCGTTGGCCTCGACGATCTCGGCATAGCGCTCACCCTGGAAGCAGTTGAGCAGCTCGACGAGCACGGCCTCGCCGTTCTGATCCTTCCGCGCCGTGATGTAGCGCTGCAGGGAGGCGAGGGACTTGGCGGCGATTGCACCATCCACCAGCAACCCGTCACCGCTCATGACGTTGAGGGCGCGCTGTAGGAACTTGCCGGCGGTGAAGACGCCCATGTTGACGCCGGTGTCGAACAGCTCGCCGGCGACGTGCGGAGCGATCGCCGCGATCTGGTCGAAATGCGGACCAGACCAGTAGGAAACGGCGTAGATCGTCCTGGCCAGCTCGATCGGCATGGCGCGCATGTCACCAGCATAGCCATGGGCGCGTGCGACGGCCTGCGTGACGCCGTAGCGGGTTGGGCCGCCCTTGTCGGCCGGATGATCGACATAGCCGCCCTCCCGCTGGATCAGCGCCTCGATCAGCTGCTCGGGGTTCACGACGCGGAGTCCCGATTGATGCCGAACTTGGCGAGCAGGCCGTCCGGAAGCGCGGCGGCGGCGGCGCTGACACCCTCGATGAAGCGCGGGGTCGCGCGGAAGGCGACCATGGCGATCACGAAGCCGACCGCCTGTGCGACGAAGGGATCGAGGCGCAGCCAGGCGGTGACGCCGAGCGTGACGTAATAGGACACGCAGATACCGACACCCCACTGGACGAGGCGCTGAGACCAGCTCAGGCCCTTTTCCCATGCCTGGGCGACGGCGGCGCCGATCGCCGCCGGGGCGAGCGCGCTGGCGAAGGTGCCGATGGCGTTGGCGATTTCGACCGTGAGCTTGCTCATACAGGATCAGTCCCAAAGGTTGACGAGATCGACCGTCGAAGTGGCCGGAGCGGTTTCGGGGATGGTGACGGCCCGCCCTTCGGGCAGGGCTGCGGACTCCGTCGCCAGCCCCGGATTGGCGGCGAGCGTCGCCTCGACGGCGGCGGCGCCTCGACCGGTCGCGCGCCAGACCAGGGCATCGAGGCTTTCGCCGGCGAACGCGGTGACGACAGTGTCCGCCATCAGACCAGCGCCACCTTGGAACGGCGCTTGCCGAGAATATCGCGGATGGCGTGGAGCGCGTTGCGCCGGTGCTGCTCGACCGGCAGGGCCACTTCGGCGGCGCGCTGCAGCCCATCGTTGGTGGCGGAGATCTCGGCATGCGTCTCGAGCAGATCGGCAGCGGCGTAGGACATGACCGCCCGGCGCCAGGCGAGGATAATCATGCTGGTCCCGTCCACCTGACCGGCCGGAACGTCCTCGAGCTTGGGATAGCCGGCCTCACCCTGCAGGGCGGCCCAAGTGGCGAGATCGCGATTGACGGTGACGATGGCGCCGACGATCGCGGCACGTAGGCGCTCCGGGGTCACCGTCTCGCCGAGACGCATTGCCGTGCGCACATCGGCCGGGGCGACGGCAGGATACCAGTCTCCAGCCGACACGGCATCGCCGTCGTTCGTTCGTGCCGGGATGGTGACGGAAAGGCTCATGTCGGCGTCCGGTCTGTCTCGCCCCGAGCAGTCGGGGGTGAGGAGAGCGAGCGGGTCGGGTGGGCCGAAGCCGCCTCACCGGTCACTTCCGCCCCCGAGCGCTCGGGGGGCGAGGGCTTTACCGGCTCAGTCGCCGGCGTTGGTGGTAGCGGCTTCGGCCAGCTTCGCCGCTAGGCGCTCGAGGCCGTCGAGTTCCTTCTTCACGCCGATCTTCGCGTCCAGCGCGCGGGCGCGCTTGAGGCGCTCGATCGCGGCGGCGAGAAGGGCGCGCTTGTTCCCGGCGGGGCCATCGGCCGAATCCTCGAGCGCCTTCACCTGCATGGCGAGGAGGCGGCCGATCGCGGCGTGGAGCTTGGCCTGGACGATGTTGAAGATATCCTCGTCGGCGAGCATGTGCTCGACCGCCTGCAGGACGCGGATGTCGAAGTCCCCGCCCTGCCCGATCGCTTTGAGCGCTGCGTCCGCATATTCCTCACAGATAAGCGTGGCGGGTGTGCGCTTGTAGCGTTCGGGCAGAGCGAGCTTGTAGCGGAGCACCGCAGCGGCGAGGGGCAGGGCGCCTACGAAATCGCCGACGTCGATGCGCCAGATCATGATGGTGGGGAAAATCTCGTCCGCGACACCGTGGCCCGAATCGAGCATGCCCTTGAGCACGCCTTCGACCCATGCCTCGTATTCGGGCAGCATCTCGCGCTTGCGGTCGATCTTCCGCTCGAGAGACTGGATGTCATGCAGCTCGCGCAGATCGAGGCCGAGCTTGGCGAGCATGATCTCATACTCGCCCGCTGCACCGCCGGCGTGCCGCGCCGGGGCGGAGGTGAGCGCGGTGCCCGCCGCCTTGGCGGCGAGCATACGCTGGCGATGCGCGCGAGCCGGACTCATCGTCAGGCCTTCTTGCCCATGACGATGTTCTCGGCGACCGCGATCAGGCCATAGTCCTCGACGACATAGGCCTCGTTCACGCTCTCGAAATTCTCGACGCGGTCCTTCTTCGGATTGTCGATGATCGCCCGGCGGCGCGACGACTCCTGGTTGTAGATCGACAGGTTGTCGAGACGGGTGACCGCGAGCTTGCCGGCCGGGAAGCCCGGCACGCGGACGGCGGGCAGGCCGCCCAGCTTCTTGGTCGAGAGCAGGACGTCGCGGGCGATCTGCTTCTCGGCATCGTCGCCGGCGGTGTTGACGATGTTGAAGTACTTGTCGTGGACGAGATCGCGGCCGACGATCACCACCAGCTCGGTGTCATCGCGGTTCCATTCGTCGAGCAGCTCGACGACGTCGAAGATGAGGGCGTCAAGGTTGACGTAATCGGCGGTCGGCTCGTCGGCGAGCGCGCCCTCGGCGTCGATGTAGATGCTGGCGTTGTCGAGCGAGCCGTGGCTCATGATGCGCTCGACAGCGTCCTCGCGGGTGTGCTGGATCCAGCCCTTGTTGACGTCCTGCAGCAGCGGGTTGGTAACGCGGTTGGTGGTCGCGGCGACGGACGTGCCGTTCCAGCCGATCAGCATACGGTCGAGGCCCTGCCGCTTCAGGATCGCGTCGCGAACGATCGTCTGGAACTCGGGCTTATGCGCCCAGGCATCGAGGGTGGAGTAGCGCAGCGCCGTGTCGAAGTTGGTCTGCTCGCAGCGGTAGCGGCTGCTGTCCATCGACGTCGGATCGGTCGGGGTGCGCTCGCCGGCGCCCGACGTGTCGGTGCGGCCCGCGATCGGCTGGGCGACGCCGATGCCGACCTTCTCGCCTTCCTGCTGGACGACGGTGACGAAGTTGATGCGGGTCAGGAACTCGCTCGAGGCCTGCGTGCGCTCTTCGAGCTTCTGGGCGACGGCGGGATCGACGGTGAAGGAGGTGGCGGCGCTCGCGACGGCGCTGAGCAGCGCGATCTGCGAAACGTAGGCGTTGAAGAGATTGCGGGTGGCGTTACGCATCAGGGGTCTCCGGGGCGGCGATCGGGCAGGGCGGCGATGGGGCTCAGCAGTCGGTCGTGATGACGTTGTCCCCGCCCGACGCCGGCGGGCGCGGGGTGAAACCGTTCGGCGCCCTCTTCTCGAGGTCGGCCTTGAGCGACTCGTGGCCGGTCTTCACCGCGGCGACATCGGTCGCGATCGTGCCGAGGCGGGTGCTGAGCGCTTCGACCGCCTCCGTCATCTTGGTGAGGCCCTGACCGATCGTGGCGAATCGCGCGTCGTTGTCGTTCGCCGGCGCCTGGACGGGCGGGTCAGCGGGCTTTTCCGGCGCCTTGGCGAAGCTGGCGAAGAACTCCTTGGCGGCCGAGATGAGCCCGGCGGTCTGGCTGTCGGGCTGCACGACGGGCGCATCCACGAGCGCGAAGCTGGTCTCGAGGCCGAGCGAGAAGACGTTCTCCGGCGCCTTCGGGCGTGGCATGCCGGGGTGCAGGCCGGGGTTCTTGACGGCGAAGCTCAGCACCTCGGTGCCGAGCGAGGCAGGCGTGTCGGTGACGGCGAGGCCCATCAGATAGGCCTTGCCGGTGTTGGCGAAATTCGGCGCCACCTCGATCGAGGTGTAGATCTTCTGCTTGTCGGCGACGAGCTGGACGAGATCGTCGGTCGCCTCGACCTCGGCGTTGAGCGCCAGCTTTTTCTGGGATTTGCCGCCGATCTCGAGCGTGATCTCCTCGGTCGAGCAGCTCAGCACGTCGCCATAGGCCTTGAACGGCTCCTGCCCGGTGACGCCGACGATATGCTCCTTGTTCACCCGCGCCCCGTAGGTGGTCGGGTTGTAGGTGGCGGCGATGTCGGTCAGCCAGCTACGCTCGATCTTGCGACCATCGACGGTGTCGCCCTCGACGGCGACGCGGAAGGACTTGGTCTTCGGCATGAGGGGGCGCGCTCCTGAATTTCGGTCGGCGCGACCGGGTCGGCAATTTGTGGCCCGGCCGCGCTTGCAAGCCGGCAACAGGGGTGAAGGCGGCCCGGATCGCAACGCGGGGGCGTTGTAAGCGCCGCCGCCACAACGGCAGGGCGCCGCGCGATGGCCACGCGCGCGGCAAGGTCCGCCGCGATGACCGTTCCTATCCCCTTCGACGTGCGGCGCCGGGCACGGCAGCTCTATTGGGCTGGCTACGACTGCGAGCAGATCGCCCAAGTGACGGGCGCGAATGCCAACACCATCCGCAGCTGGAAACAGCGCGATGCGTGGGACACGACCGCGCCGCTCGAGCGAATCGAATCGGCGCTGGATGCCCGCCTGCAGCTCCTGATCATGAAGGAGGACAAGAGCGGGCGGGATTTCAAGGAAATCGATCTGCTCGGCCGCCAGCTCGAGCGCACGGCACGGGTGCGCCGCTACGAGGCGCCCGGCGGGCATGAGGGCGATCTCAACGAGAAGGTCGCCAATCGGAACCGCGAGCCGAAGAAGAAGCCCAAGGTCAATTATCTCACGCCCGAGCAGATCGAGGCGTTACGCGAGGACTTCTTCGCGTCGATCTTCGATTTCCAGCTCGTCTGGTGGGAGGCCCGGCTCAGCCACAAGACACGCTTCATCCTCAAGAGCCGCCAGATCGGCGCTACGTGGTATTTCGCGCGCGAGGCGTTCATCGATGCGCTCGACACCGGCAGCAACCAGATTTTCCTGTCGGCCTCGCGCAACCAGGCGAACATCTTCCGTACCTACATCGTCGAGTGGGTCTATGCGGTCACCGGCGTCCAGTTGAAGGGCGAGCACCTCACGATCGACCGGGGGCAGGACGAGGACGGAAAGCAGCTCGAGCAGCCGACCATCTATTTCCTCGGCACCAATTATCGCACCGCCCAGGGCTATCACGGCAATTTCTATTTCGACGAGTGCTTCTGGGTCCACGGCTTCGAGCAGATCGAGGCCGTCGCCTCCGGCATGGCCTCGCAGAAGCGCTATCGCGAGACCTATTTCTCCACGCCCAGCTCGATCACGCACGAAGCCTACTCCAAATGGACCGGCAAGACGTGGGCCGACAGCCAGCCGAAGAGCGCGCGCGCAAAGATCGACATCAGCCGTGCCGCGCTGAAAGCCGGGATGCCGGGGCCGGACGAGATCTGGCGGCAGATCGTTACCATCGAGGATGCCGAGGCGGCGGGCTCGGATCTGTTCGATATCGCGCATCTGCGCCGCACTAAGCCGGGCGACGTCTTCGACAACCTCTACATGTGCAACTTCGTCGACGACACGGTGAGCATGTTCCCGCTGTCGATGATGCGGCGCGCGATGGTCGATGCGTTCGACGCCTGGCGCGATTTCAATTCCTATCTTCCGCGCCCGTTCGGCGAGGGCGAGGTGTGGATCGGCTACGATCCGCAGGAGAGCGCCAATGGCGACCAGGCGGCATGCGTCGTCGTCGCGCCGCCAAAGGGGCCGAAGGGCAAGTTCCGTGTGCTCGAGAAATTCCAGTGGCGCGGGAAGGATTTCACCGAGCAGGCCGAGGAAATCCGCAAGCTCTGCCAGCGGTACAACGTCCAGCATATCGGCATCGACACCACCGGCGCCGGCGCGGCGGTGTGGCAGTGCGTGGTCAAGTTCTTCCCGCGCGCCCAGCGCATCGACTACAACCTGCAGGTGAAGTCGGCGATGGTCTACAAGGCCAAGCACGTTTTCACCTCGGGCCGCATCGAGTTCGACGGCGGTTGGGCAGACGTGGCGGCGAGCTTCATGGCGATCCGTCCGCAGCTCACCAAGTCGGGCCGCCAGATCACCTATGTCGCCCAGCGCAGCGAGGCGATCGGCCACGCCGACCTCGCCTGGGCGATCATGCACGCCCTCTACAACGAACCCCTGGACGCGGACGACGGTCGCCCGCGCAAGAGCAGACTGAGGATCAATTATGGCGGAGACCAGCGTCCAGCTTCCGGCGGTCGCCGGCGCCGAGCAGGCGAGCGCACCGAAGAGGGGCGTCAGCATGTTCAGCTTCGGCGATCCCGAGCCCGTGCTCGACCGGCGCGACATCTTCGGGATGCTCGAGTGCGTCCGCAATTCCCGCTGGTTCGAGCCTCCCATGCCCATGGCCGGGCTGGCGCGCGCCTACCGGATCGCGCCGCATCATAGCTCGGCGATCCTCGTAAAGCGGAACTTGCTGCTCAAGACCTTCACGCCGTCGCGGCTGCTGTCGAGCGCCGCATTCAGCCGTTGGGCGCTCGATTATCTGGTGCTCGGCAACGGCTATCTCGAGCGACAGGAGAATGCGCTGGGCCGATCGATGATGCTCGCGCCGTCGCTCGGCGTCTATACGCGCCGGGGCGTCGATCTCGACACCTTCTGGTTCGTCACGAACACGCGCATGCCGCACCAGTTTGACAAGGGCTCGGTCTTCCAGCTCGCAGAGCCCGACCTGACGCAGGAAATCTATGGCGTCCCGGAATATCTTTCGGCCCTGCAGTCGTCGCTGCTCAATGAGGCCGCAACCCTGTTTCGCCGGCGCTACTACCAGAACGGGAGCCATGCCGGCTTCATCCTGTATGCGACCGACGAAGGTCTCGCCGAGGAGGATGCCGACGATCTCGAGGAGGCGCTCGCCAACACGAAAGGGGTGGGCAACTTCCGCAACCTGTTCCTCCATGTGCCCGGCGGCAAGAAGGAAGGCCTGCAGCTGATCCCGATCGGCGAGGCGGCGGCCAAGGACGAATTCCTCGGCATCAAGAACACGACGCGCGACGATATGCTCGCCGCGCATCGCGTGCCGCCTCAGCTGCTCGGCGTGGTGCCCGCGAACGCCGGCGGCTTCGGCGATGTCGAGAAGGCGGCCGACGTGTTCTTCCGCAACGAGATCGAGCCGCTGCAGGCGCGCTTCCTCGAGGTGAACGAGTGGGTGGGCGAGGAGGCCGTGGCCTTCCAGCCCTACGACCTGCTCACCAAACCCGCGCCTATTGGTTAGCCATGTCGCTCAGGGATCGCTGACTGCGAGTAGCCTGCAGGAGCCCGGCAGGCAGGTTCGCAAGCTTGCGCGGATCCTTTTTAACAAACAGCGATACGGCGAGGACCGACGACGAACCATCCAGGGCATTGTACGTCTTCGCTCCCACGGTGAAAGCCTGAATGAGGCCGGCAATTCCGGACGTCGTTTCGGTGAGGATGGTGGATCTGACCACACTGACCGTGGCGGTGTTAATGAAGACCCATGTCCGATCCGCAGCAGCGACGGGCAGCTTCTCCCAATCTGCCATATTCGGTGATTTGGCACATTCAACACGCGCGGTGTCTGTGAACGAGACCTCCGCCTTCTGGTTGTTGGCCAATGTCAGGCTCAGGATCGGGATGCCGGCGTTTACGTCCTTCGTGGAGGTGACGACTGCGTCGTAGCCGGCCTTGCCGTCCTCGAGCTTCGTCCCCACTAACGCGGAACCCGATCCGAACGAGTCTGGCATAATCGATGCCACTTCAAGCTTTCCGTCTTTGAGCATGCCGAAATAGCAGACGACTGGCTCGAGCGAGTTCCCCAACGCACCAACGTCCGCATCGCCGAGATAAAGTCGATTTTTGATCTGGGCGGGTACGACTGCGTCAATCGTTGGGGGTGCAGCTTTCGCGGTCCCCGCTGCACACAATAGTAGCGCCGCGATCCCCCTACTCAACGCGCGCGCATTCCTTTCCAGCGATGGCATGAACATCTCCCCTGTTGATCTGGCATGACACGCGGACGCAACGACTCGCCGACATTATCTGATCGACGTTGACTGTCACAATAGCGCGCAAGCTCAGCGAGCTAGCCTCGCGAACCCTGATATCGCTCAGACCGCCATGCGCGGGGTGATATTTGCACGAGCCGTTCCTCCATCGCGTGGCCGGCCGGTGTATGCGCCACATCCATCATGGATCGACCGGTTGTCCATAGCGCGCGGCGTGCGGTTTCAATGTCGCGCTCAGTTTCGTCGGTCTCGTAGGACATCTGCATCCACACGCCGACGCTCAGAAACGTCATCTCAGACCAAGCCTCGCGGCTGCCCAGGCGGCGCGCGATCGCGTCGTTGCACGCATCGCGGCGAGCGGCGCGCCATGGCCCGATGGGGCGATCGAACAGCATCGCCCGCACGCGGGTGGGCGGGGGCGGCGTCTCATAGGGCGAGGCCGGCACCTCGCGCTCGGTTCGCACGTCGAGCCTGCGCGCCGCGCAAGGCCCCCCGCCTCGCCCCCCCGCTTCTGGTGTAGGTTTTGATGCAGAGGGCCTGTGTGACGCAGCAGGACGCTCACCAGACGCGAGGGCGGAATTGCGGGGCTTCCGCATGCCTTCGGGCATAGGAGGCGCTCAGAGGGGCTTGGGATCGGCGTTGCAATTCGATGCAGCCCGATGCGGCGCGCCCGGACCCTGATCGATGCTGTGAGCGACGTTCCCATAGTCGCGCTTCAAGAGCACCTTGTCCCGAAACTGTTCCGCCACCGCGTTGACCAGGCTTTTCAACGACTCCTCGCGGGCAAGGGTGCTTTTCGATCCTGCGCCGAGAAACACGTCCCGCTTGGCCTTCAACAATGCCCAATGGATGCGGCTGGTGAGAAACTCGTCGTCGGCCTCGATCAGATCGAAATCGGCGGCTTCGCGTGTTGTGAGAATCGGCCCCTGCATGACGCGAACGGAGCAGGAACAATCCTTCCGGAGGAGTCCGAATTTTTCGAACGATCGGCTTCTAGGATGTGACCCCTACCGGGAAGGCCTAACATTCCTAATCCCGTAAGCGTCCGGCCTGGAACGTTGGTGTACCTTCAGCCGGATTGAAGCGGTCAGCTCAGGCTGCAAACGGCAATAATGCCGTGCGCATGGCCACGACAGCTTGGCGATCCTCGGACCACAGCCAAAG